GATATGAAGGTGCCCCTTCCCTCGCGGGCGATAGCGCCCCACCACGATGCGCACGCGAGTCATATCGCCGCGTCTGCGTACTCGCTCCGCGACGGCGTGAACGTCCACTTCACGACACGCCCACGCTGCGTAGGAAGTTCCCCCCTCGGCTTTCCCCCAGCCCGACATGAAGCGATCAGTCGCAACGACAAGAAAGTTATGCGTCAATATTTGCTCTGGTGTGCGGTCATCCTCGATCAGCACGAAAGTTCCCTCACGGATTCTGGGTCTATTTCAATTCGACGATGATCTAGCGCAATCACGTCTGCGACAAGTCTGCGCTCATCGAACGTAACAAGCTCTAGTATGTCAAAATCCTCTAGTTCAAAGTCTACTGGAATATAGACTTTCTGACGCGCTAGAACTGCGTCAAAGACTGCGTCATCTACACGTAGCAGCTTTCTAAGCATCGTTTGCTCCTAATGAAATTTGAGACAAGTCTAAAGATTTCATGAAAAGAATCAATAGCTTTTCATGAAAAACGACAAAACGCTTGCACAGAGCGAGTTTGAGTTGTATAGAATGAAGCGTGTGAGCTAACTTGATTAGATAGGAGACGAAATTTGGATTTAAAGCAAGAAATTTTGACGCATGCGTTAGATATTCCGATAACGTCTGAAGAGGAATGGTGCTTAGGTGTACACTACAGCGTAATTGAGTCAATCAAAGCAAACGCAGACGATGAGTTGACGTATCGTTTCATTCAATACATCGAAGACTATGACTACTCACTGAACGCAGAACATTGCAAAGAATACTTAGAAATCATGCGCGAAAAGTTCACGCATGCTCGTAATGATGCAAAGTTTCGATCTATTTTTCTACGCGAACTGCGTTCGCTAACGTGAGCTTGTAACAGTATTCAGTCTCGATTATTGACGCATATTTGCTCGGAGTACGTATGCGTTCAATCTGAGTCACATCGCAGTAAACTCGCTCACTTCTTTGATAGTGCAGCATCAAACGTGTGATCGTTTTATTTTCAAACATACGTCTGTAGAACTCAGAACACTTGCGAAGCTCATACAGCTTTTCATGACGCGCTATTGCGTCAAAATACACTTTCTTTATGCGTAGCGATGTTTGCATGAAAACTCTCTAAAAGTAAGTTTGAGAAGCGTTAGAGAAAAGCTAATGCAGTTGCATGAGAAAGTCTAGTGTTTTTCATGATATGCGAAATTGACGCATCTAAGTGACTGAAAAGACTATGTTTTAAACATGCTCTAAAGTTTTTTGAAAAAATGACGATAAGACTTTTAACAACAGCGCAACACACAACGCGCACAACACTAAGGAAAACGAATATGATGACTTTAAAATGGACTCACGGCGAATTTGCTAGACGCATCGTTAATTCACTTGTTCGCAATGAATACATCGCAGAGTCGCAGCTTGAAAAATGTTATCAAAGTCTGCTCAAACTGATAGCTAGAGACGAGCTAGATCTAACGCAGTGTCGAGAGCTTAGTCATCGCATGTCACGCAACGCATCTAAGAGCGTGCGCGATAGAACAGCGAAAAAACTGATTGATTCGATCAGTCTAATTCCTGAGAAAAAATATCTGAAGCTGCTGAAACGCGCTTAATCGCTAACATATCAGTGACTTACGGATGAGTCACTCTTCACTTAAAAATCGGAGAACTTTACGTGAAAATCGACTATTTAGTGTCGCAAGTTCTGAACTATTGCGTCGAAAACTCGATCAAGTGGCACATGGATATTAACGATACAAGCGTCACATTCACGTTTAAAAGCGATCTGATCGCGCATCGTGTGTATGCGAACGTCAAGTCTAAAGACATCGTCAGGAACGCTCATCAGCTTATCGTTACTTGCAGAAATGATCACACGGAAATTGATCTTAAATATAAGCAGCAAAAAATACGTCACGTAATGATTGCTTGTATTGTGATGATTTTACTGTATTTCTTGCTTTTCTTAAAAATGTTCTAAAGTTTTTCGGCAAAATGACGATACGTATTTTATAAGCAACGCAACACAAGGAGATAGACAATGGAATTTTTACTAATGATCTTAATTTTAGGCGGCGGGGGCTCAGTAATTAAACATTATCAAGAGCAACAAAGAATACAAGAAGTTGAGGAAAATAATAAGAAAAGAGCAATCGAGAATGCAGAGTATCAAAAACAAGAAGCTATTAGGTTGGCTGAGGAAAGTAAAATCGAAGAGGCTAGACAAGCTGAGTTAGTGCGCATGGCAGAAGAGCAACGGGCAGAAGCAGAAGCACAAGCGGAAGCTGATTATCAAGAAAGTTTAAAATATTTCAGAGTGACATGGACTTCGGGCGTGGATTTCCTACAGCAAAACACTGAGGACAAGAAATTGCTAACGGTTTTTTGTGTTCATCCTTTCCATGTTGAGCAAGCGGCTGCGTTAGTCACAGCACAAAAACCAGAAACAGTTGCCGATATGTATCCATCATGTGCGGTTTATGGTTCGCACGGTAAACCTTGGAAATTCACCGTCCTTTCACGTAATAACTTGCTGAATTACGCTGAGGGAATATTGGAACATAAAAGCGGGGGAAAACCGCTAAGAGTTTTTACTATTATTAACGAACGTAACTAAATAAGGATAAAGAAAATGATGCGATTACTTTACAGCTTTACGTTTGCATTCTTTGTCGGATATCTTGGCATGAACTTGTGGGACGCTTATGAGCGTTATCAAGCAGCGCAAGCAGGTGAACGACTGATGCATGAACACGAACTCAAGCATCAAGCTATACTAAACGATATGAAGCGATAAGAGAGCAAAACATGAAGCTACTCGGAACTAAACAGGAACTCATTAAACGATGGGAAGCTAAAGCGGATCTACTCTTTGCAATGGGCAAAATCGAAGTCGCAGAAGCTATCTACCGCTGCGCTCTTGAACTAAGCATATGGAACGAGGATAATGACTCAACTCAGGAATGAGCACACGAGAAGCCAAGGACGGCTTCACTTTCCTACAAAGTCAAAATGATATGTAGTCGTTTTACTCCTCATAGCTTTCTCCCTTGATTTCTCCTGTTTTCTGCCAACTTTCCCCTGCTTGATCGGTTTATTTATCGCCGTGCAGACCCACTCAGGATGTCTAAGCATCGCTTTATATAGAGGCACAGAGCTATACTTGCCCTTTACTCGATAGCCTCGTCTTACCATGTCTCTGCTTGTCTCAGTCGCTAATTTAATGCCCATCCCAAGCCCAGCATAGTCAGGGTGTATCACTATTCTATTGATGAAAAACGTGTTCTGATCGCCGATGATGTATGCAGCAAAACACTGGAACCCTATCTGTGTCGCTCCGTTGAAAAGCCCATAAGTGAATATTTTCCCGCCCGGAAGTCGCTCACTCAGATAGTGATACTTGCTAAAACTCTTCCAAGTCTCACGACTGACGGGTCGGATGTCGAGCCGAAGTCGGTCAGTACGTTCAAACGTACCGACCACGGCCCTCCTATCAATGTATTTTTGCTCGTTACAATCAATGATCCAGTCAGGATTGAGCCACTCGATAACGTCATAGTGGCAAGAGTTCAAAACGACTTGCTTGTTGGTTTTTCGAGTATACTTAGCGACACAATGACTCATCACCTTCGCCACGGTTCTATCTACAACGCTTGTCCATTCGTCGATGCAAATCAGACCTTGACTATTCGACATGGATAGCGCCGCCTCGGCTCTAGCGCGTTGACCGTTTGACATCGTGTAGACGGGGCGAATCCAAGTCGGAACACTCGTGAGCCCGATACCGTTCAAAGCGGAGGCACAGTCGTCATACGACCAGTCTTTGGGGAACTGTTCAATGACGGGCAAAGCAGGGTCTATAGAGACGTTGAAACAGTCTTTCCCGAATATCTGCTTGGCTAATGTCGTCTTGCCAGAACCCGACGAGCCGACGATCAAGCCAACATTAAAATGAGACTTCAAATCGGCTGAAACGCTCAAGTGATGGATGGATTTTTTTGCTGTATCTATGTCGAGACTGTCAGCCGCCTTCTGGCATCGAAATGTCTTAAACACTTCACTCTGTAATTGAACTACATAATTTTGCATGATTCGCCTTGTTCCATGAGTTGATCGAATAACGATTTTTGGTGCGATTCATCATTACACGTTACGACTATCAAAAATTCCTCTTTTGGCGGCTCTATTCCCTCACTGTTGTCATCGCTCAAGTCGTCGAGACTAGGGACATCAATCTTAAAGTCAGGCAAATCAAACGAAATAAGGTCAAAGTCCTCATTCAAGGTGAACTCGTCAAAGCCTTGCTTATCAATCTTTCCATACTGTGATATAGCATAGAGAATTAGTTCTTTCGCTTCGTGATAGTTGTCGGCTTTAACGAAAGCGCAAGTGATCGGAGGAATATCCCAACCAGATTTTCTAAGCTGCTGTAGAACATGAACCCTTTGATGACCGTCTATGATGTAAGTAACACCGCCAGACTCCCAAACATGAACGGTGAATTGAAAGCCCTTTTCGATGAGACTATCTCGGAGCTTATTAAAATTTGCATCGCTTAGTTTTTTCAAGTTCCCTTGTAGAGGTGTTAGCTCGGATATATCCAATAGCTCAGTCTTTAGAATATGGTTTTCTATGCGTTTATTATCTGACAAATTGCCGCCCTCCGTGTATGTTTGCTGTAGTAATGAATTTATTTTGTCGTCTATAATGAAGATCGTACCTACTAAAGGAGTAATTCAATGCCATCAAAAAGACCACCGAAAAAAGGTGCACCAGTTGGCAGACCATCGAAGTATAAGCGGGAATATTGCGAGAAAGTCATACAATCTATGGCTAACGGAATGTCTCTAGCAGCGTTCTGCGCAGAGATCAAAGTTGGACGAGACACCGTATTTCATTGGGTCCAACAGTATCCTGAGTTTGGCCTAGCTGTTAAGAATGCTAAGGAAGCATCGCAAGCTTGGTGGGAGCGATTAGCTATAATTGTAGCTACGGGACAGAAAAATTTTAAAGATCCTAGAACTGGAGAAATGAAAACTCTTTATAAAAATGCTCACCCAGGAATGATCATGTTCATGATGGGCAGGCGTTTTCCAGACTATTATGCAAAGAAAGAAAACATAATCGAGTCTGAATCGAACAGCAGAAAAGAAGCTATCAAGCAAATGATGCCAGAGGAAAGAATAGCTTTCATTGCAAAATATCAAAAATTGATAGAGGAACTAGCCGAGATGGACAATGGGGAGTAAGAGACGAGAACTTGAGCTGCGGTTATATGAAACCTTACTGGATGATTTTAAGTATCTAGCTAAGGATAACCTGCTTGCCTTCGCAACATATATAAACAAACACTATTCCATCAATTGGCATCATCGGATATTGTGCGAACGCCTTTCTCGATTACCGCACGAAAAACAAAAACGCATTATGATATTTCTCCCGCCACAGACGGGAAAATCGGAACTTGTTTCGAGAATGCTCCCAGCTTGGTTGCTTGGCATTAACCCAGACCTGCGAATTATCCTAGCCTCATACTCTGCGGATCTAGCAATGGGCTTTTGTCGAGACGTGCAGCGCATCCTTTCAGGCCCGATGTATGAAATGATTTTCCCAGAAACAAGTATTTCATCAAGGAACGTGGTGAAAACTGGCGGCTATAAAAGAACTGCAAATCACTTTGAAATCATAAACCATCGCGGATCTATGTTCTCAGTTGGTGTCGGCGGTTCGACTACCGGAAAATCAGCCGATTGGCTTATAATTGACGACCCTTTTAAAGACATTCAGCAAGCCTATTCGCAGTCAACTAGGCAAAGAGTCATTGACTGGTATAACTCTGTAGCGCAAACACGGCTCACATTAAACGGTCATATCATAATAATGCATACACGCTGGCACGAAGCAGACCTAGCTGGCTATCTGCTAGCCGAAGCACAGAAAGATCCCAAAGCAACTCAGTGGGAAGTCATATCCATTCCCGCTATTGGTGTTGAGCAAAATCCATTCAAACACCCCGCGGATAAA